TCAGCAATTTTAGTTCTGTCTTTAGAATAAACAACTTGAAAAGACGCCATACCAAAAAGCTTTAAATCTGTAGCTAGTTTCCTAGTACACTTGTCAGTAAACAAACTTTTCATTTGAGCGTACTCGTCTGGTTGTCTGCTAGAATTTGTAGCGTCTAAACCTCTACCGTAAATCATTTGACTAATACCAGTGATACAAGCGACCGCTGTAGGGCTTGACTGGTAAGAATTGATTAAATAATCGAAATACAAATTGTCAGCTCCATAGCTTATCCACTCTCTATTCTTTTGCTCTATTATTAAGGGCTGAGAATACTGGCTTAAGTTCAGCATTCGTATATTACTTTTGTATTCTTTTTTCTTACCTCTGCTCATATTACTATGTAATCGTTATTAAATGAATTATCTGTTTTATAAACACCTTTGTTTAAATTATAACCTTGGTTGTTTAACTGCTCTATCGTTTGGTTAGTACAAAAGATTCTATCTAAAGTAACTTTAAATGTTTTCTTGTCTACGCTTTCCCAAGTGTCTGGGCTGAAATTCCAATAGTCATTATTTGTATTCCATTCATTATAATCGTTATGCGCTATTATGTCGTAAAAATGACCCTCAACCAACGTAAATACGCCAGTTATCTTTAAATAGTCGTTTTCCCTAACTACAGTCGGCGTATAAGACAAACTCGTATTTGTAGAGTCGTCTCTAAGGCTAAACGTCAGTCCGATATTATATATTCTAGGAATAATATAAAACGTCTGCGGGTCTGTAGTAGGTTTTAATACTTGCATATATATATAACGTAATAAAAATAAATTTGCTAATAAAAAAAGCCACTCGTAAAAGTAGCTTAATTTAAGTAAAAATAATAGTTATTATTACGGTGTTATTTGAGTAGGTGCTGCAAATGATGCAGAAACCGCTCCTTGTAATACTGAAGGTTGTACGAAATAAGCTGGCAATTTCTCTTGTCCAGCCATAGTAATCGTAAATCCTGTAAGGTCACCAGCGGCTACGCCAGTGGTAATTGTCCCACCATTACAATCAGCTCCGTTATCCGCTCCGATTAATAGATAATTATTATTATAGTCTTCAATAACAGCATAAGGTCTAGCATCAATTATATTAATTAACTCGTTTTGAGTTAGTAAATCTAATTTTGTTAATACTAAAGTTAATGTCTGCTCGTAGAAAACCGTACCATTCTCTCGAGACGCATTAATAGTTTGCTCCAAACCAGAGCTACCTTTAACGTCAAACTCGAAAAATGCTGGTGTACCGCCAAATGCAGTAATTTCACCGTCTGTGATGGTTAAGTCTCCTAGCGTTCCGTAAGACGCAAAATAAACGGCTTTAATGCCGCCCATTACGTTTTTACAGGCTAAGGCTCTACCAGTACTTAATGCTAAACAAGCCATTCTTTATATGTTTTATAAACTTACCCCCGTTATTGAAACAAGGGTAAATTTGATTAAATTAATTTACTATCCTAAAGTTGCTACTAAAGCATCTTGCGGTACTCCGACTTGCGCTCCAGCAAAGAATCTTACGATTACTCTACAATTTTGAGACCCGTCTAAATCTGACATATCTAAAAGTTTAACTACTGACCCGTTAGCTTCGTCAATAATAGACGTTCCAAAGAATAAATTACTCTTCTCAGCTATTACGGCCTTAGTTGCTGGCATACCTGGACACATTACTACATTGATTCCGTCAAACGATAATCCGTTTCCGTTTGCGTACCATTGTGTACCTTGTGAATTTGAACCTGAACCACCGACTCCGTTAGCTGCAAATCCTCCAAGCGCTCTTACATACGCTTTATACGCTAGAGTTGGCAAATAAATATAAAGGTCATCTTTACCGTAAACTGCGGCTGGCACTGAATCAACCATTTCCCCTAAAGAGCTAATAATTGTTGCTGCGGCCCAAGAAGTAGCTGCTAGAGTTACTTTAATTGAGTTAGCTTCAGCGTCTAATTTAGGTACTAAACCTTGGAATTGTCCAGTTGTAGTTCCGTCACCATTCCAGATATTTTGCTCTGTTTTTTCTGCTACTTTAGCCGCTACGTGAGCTAGCATATAGTCAGCAAAAGAACCAGGTAAGTCTACGAATGCAGATGCGCCTTGCTCTAAAGCTAGGTAATCCGAAATAAAGTCAGACTTACAAATTTGTAGGTTAACTTGATAATCGCCAACTTCTAAGATTCTTTGTTCTAAGTCGATAGCGTCCGCTGTAAAAGTAAAGTCACAAGACCCGTCTACAACGATGTTGTCCATATTTAATTTTTTGATTACTTCCTTATACTTAACGTTTGGCTTTACAGTAATTAGACCTTGGTCCAAAGTTACGCCCGAAAGCAAAGCTGCGGATACAAACTCATTTGCAAATTGACCTTCATAAGTAGTAGTAAAGTTGTCTAAAGAACCACTAGTTGTAATAGTTCTTAAGTTTACATTTCTATTTTTAATTGCTCTTTTCATTTTAATTATTATTTATTGTTAAATTTAGATACCTTAGCCATTACTCTGTCTAAAGTTGTATTCATATTTCTGTTTTGAGATAAAGTCTGCATTTTTACTTTATTGCTTACCGCCTCTGGGCTATGCTTTAATTTTCTAGATGCTAATTTCTGAGACGACATTTTTTCTTTTACGTCTTCCTTTTCGTCAGCGATTCCGTCTTTATAACCTTCCTCTTCAGCTTCAGGAATACTCTCAAGTTTTTTTCTTAACTCTTCGACTTGCTCCTTAACCTCTTCGATAATTGGTGCTACAACTTCAACAACAGCTTCAATAACTTTCGCCATCTCGTCTGCAACCTCTTCAGGTGCTTCGATTATAACCTCTTCAGTCTCTAATTCCTCTTCGACCATTCCTTCTCTAATTTCAGATATAACTCCCTCTTCAGTTACAACTAACATACGACCGTCTTCGATTGTATATTCGCCTACTGGCAAAGAAATCCTATCGTCATCCGAGACAATAAAAACGGACGCATCGCTTTCAAAGCTTTCAGCTTCAATTACGGTCCCGTTATCCAAAATAAGCTGAGCTAGGTTTACTTTCGCTCCTAACAACGTCTTAATTTGGTTTAACATTTCTGTAGTATTCATATTTATTTATTTATTGATTATTAATTTATACTTACATTATTGCTAATTGACTCAGCATAAATAAATCTGTCAGAACTTTGCTCGTATGTTAAAAACTCATCATCCATATAAGAAAATAAATCGTCACCATATCTAAAAGACTCTGAATTATTAGGGTCAATACCTAACTCGTCTGTAAGCGTCTCGTATGTATTTAATTTCTCTTCTAAATTATTTCTCTCTACTTTAGCCTGTGAATACCAATTATTAATATCCTCGTATTTGTTATAATAAGATTCAGTTTTAAACTTTAACTCTTCATACAAGTCTATTATCTCGTCTGAGTCTGCAATAGCTTCGTTTATTAAAATAACTCTACTATATATTTCAGATTTGTTTATAGCCGCATCTAAGTCGTCTATAGCCGCTAGCTCTACCTTAGAGTTTTTTAACTTCATTAGTGAAGTCTTTTTTAAAATAGCAAATACTTTATTATCTCTCATTAACTTCCGTATTTTTCTTTTATATATCCGCAAATCTTTGGAGCAGCTTCAGCTCCGTATTTCTTAGTCTGCTCAGCAATACACTCGTCCCAAGGGTAATTCTCTAGGTCCATCTTTTTATACATACGCTTAACTATCATTTCGACAGTCTCGTCTTTTCTAAAAAGTTTTCTATTTATTATATCTAAAGTCCCCATTATTTATAGAAAATCATTATTATTAGTAATATTTATAACCTCTCTGTATTTTCTTAAAAAATCTGAATATAAATTCTCACCTTCTAAAGCCATTACTTTAATCTCATAAAAATTGGCAACCAATTCGCCAGGGTCAATGCCTAACTCAGATGACTTTGATTCTAACTGATTTACTAACTCTAGTGCGTTTTGCGCTTGCTCTTCAAGACCTCTAGCATATCCATTAATTGCAATTTCGTCAATTTCTAATTTAATTTGATTTGTTGCGTCATACCAATCGTCTAGTAATCCGTCCCAGCGGTCATAAGCATAAAATTCAGCTTCGCTAAACGAGTTATCTAAATCATCATACATATTTTCTAAATCGTCTACTAAGGCTAAGTCTACCTTAACGTTTTTTAACTCTGTCTTTGATAAAGATTTTTTACCAAATAATTTATTAAATACTGATTTCTTTGTGTTCATATTATACTGATTTAGATTCGTTTAAAAACTCTTGTTTTTGCTCTTCAAATTTTGCTAAGTCTTCTATACCCTGGTCCACTAACCCTCTATGATTACTGTAGTCAGGATAGATTTGAGTAACGTCTAAACCTAGTTCATTTGCTGACTCTAGAATCTTATCTAAAATATCTAAATCTCTATCTAAGTCAGTTTGAGTAA